TACTCATCAACCAGGTCCACTTCCATTACCCCAAGCCTTGGCAGGACCGGTGTAACCAGTATCTGCCCAACGCTTATCGATGCGAGCTTGAACTTCATCGAAGTGCAGAGGCTCATAGTTCGTATGCTCAACCGAGACACACAGATAGCGAGGATCCGGGAAGTCAGCATATATGATTTCGTTTCTATCAGCATTAACTCCCCACGGCATTTTGACCTCATTCGCATGAAGATGTCCATGGACGTTGACCTTGAAACGTTCTGTCACACAGTCAGGGTGCAGTGGGATATGGCTCAGAATGAACTTATCCACAAACACACGAACACCGTGCATCTGCTCAAAGCCAACTGCACGATAGTCTTCATCCTTAAAGATGTCATGGTTACCACGAATCAGGATCTTACGGCCGTTCATACGCTTTACCAGTTCGAGATACTTCTTATTGATTACTACGTCGCCAAGAAAGTAGACAGTGTCCTGCTCTTTCACTTTGGCATTGTGGCGTTCAATCATGGTCTCGTTCATCTCTTCAGTCGAGGTGAACGGACGCAGCGGACTGCCGTCAGATAGTTTGAACTTTTCCCACGAGTTCGTATGACCAAGATGATGGTCAGAGATAACGAATCTGTTTACAAATCGAGTCACATTTCCACCATACGTTCGTATGCAGCACGATCGGCTTGCTCATCGAGCCAAGCTTCATAACCTTCCCAGAATTCTTGTTCTTCAGCAGACATCATCATATCCTTCTTCATTATAGATCCACCTTACCAAATCTGCAATAAAATGTACATGTTTATTTTTATGAAGATACGTAATTGTCGAGAGTGGTAGAAACTTTAGTCATAAGTTTGACAAATTTTGGACGAGGTTTTTGGTTAAGGATAATATCGTCGACGGTTGGTGCGACGAAGAAGTTTTTGTAGAGGACGATAGAATATTCGAGGTCGGGATTTTGATTGATAAAATCGACGAGAAGTTGAATGGTAGGGAATTTTGGCGAAGAGGTGTCGAGGTTGTTGTTAAGACGATCGAAATATTGAATGGAGTACATGTGTTTTTTCCTTCTTGATTATAGGTCCACCTTACCAAAGTTTTGATAAAATGTACATGTTTATTTCAAAAAAAGAGCAAAAAAATGGGCGACCCGAAAGCCGCCCATCATGCGTGTAGCAGGAGGAACCCCACCTGTGACCCTGCCTATTCCAGTCGTCAATTAAGACACTTGCCTCTTACACAGTTAAAACTGTATATCCACGCACCACATAGTGTACATCTATTTATACAAGTTCTACAGTCAATTCTAAAGTTTTTTCGCGTTCGGCTAAAAAAAATGCTGGTGTGTGGCCGTCAAACCCACCGCCAAAGTTCAGATGTCGAACCATTTCTTTGACTTTGGACATACGCACACCCTTGATTACAACCTGATCTGTCTTGGTCTCAAGGATATCACCGCTGTTTTCGCCAAATCCGCCACCGACATCGACGATCTTTCCAGTATTTACGATCTTATAGTTAACCATCAATCTTCTCCCATTTAAAACCAAAACAAAGTTCTTGCATCTTGCGATGAAACCAATTAGGCTCATTGCCTTCCTCGACCATCCACCAAGTATTCTTTAGTATCTGGCACTTCCATCTGTATTTAGGATTTTTGACTGTATTGACTATCCAGTCACGTCTGAGATTATCGATCATTTGAAACCTGCAAATTTAATTTTCTCAAACTTACTGACTGGTTTCGATTCATTCTCGAGTCGATAACCAGAGGCGGAGTTGTCGAAGACTGGTCGATCTTCGTCTTGCACAAGATCTTCTTGAGCAGATGCTTCTACATTATACAGACGCATTTTCGAATAGTCGACACCAATCACGAATCGCTTGTGTACTGAAGGATCGCCGTAACGATTCTTCAACTGCTTTACCATGATCTGATTGAGTTGACGTAGCTCTTCACTCGTAATCAAGGCAAACATAAAGTCGGCCGTTGCTGGCAGACCGAACGATTCAGATGTATCTTCGAGACCGACATCAGAGTTGCTGAAACCAGAACGATTAGTCTGAGTAGCAGAAACGATTGGCACGTTGAACTCGACGGCGAGGCCGCGAAGTTCTTCGGCGATCGCCTTGATGTAGGTGTACGAGTTCACGTTCGATCCCGGCTTGATCCTCGACGACGCACAGATGTTCAGATAATCGATGTAAATAATGTCGGGGATAAAGTTCTTCTTGATCTTCAATTCGTTCAAGAGATGTCGAAAGTTTGCGGATCCTGCGCATGCTGTTGGATACTCCTTCACAATGAGCTTGCCTTTTGCTCGTTCCTTGACTTTGCCTACCAACTTGTAGTAGATGGCTTGAGGTAGATCCTTCAGATCGTCGAGTGTTACACCGAGGAGATTGGCATCGATACGCTCGGCGATTCTTTCTTCTGCCATTTCCAAAGTGATATACAAGACATTCTGACCCGACATCAAGTTTTGAGCCGCGTTATGACACATGAACAATGACTTACCGACACCAGTACCAGCAAGAGCAATGTTCAGTGTCTTACGAGGCAGACCGCCTTGAGTAATCTTGTTAAAGAAATCAAGGTCGAAACCGATACGAACTTCCTTACGATGATAGAACTCATAGCGTTCTGCTGCATCATTCAAGAAGTCGTGGCCGATATGGCTATCGAAAGAAACACCGAGTGCGTCAGTCAAGATCTGAGGAATAGCACCGACTGAGATGCTATCCTTCTTGCTGTCGTCTACCAACTGAATAGACTTCATCAAAGCATTATACAATGCCTTGTCTTTACAAAACTTCTCGGTATTATCTACGAGCCATGCCACATCACGATCTTCAGACTTGTCAAGTCCAGAGACAACTTCTTTGGCAAGCTTGAACTGATCGTCAGACAGACCACCTACCTCGTTAAGATCAATCTCGACAGCAGATTTTGTAGGAAAGTTGTTATACTTTCCCACGTATTCATGAATGATAGAGAAGATCTTACGATCTACAGTGTCTGTAAAGTATTCTTCTTTGAGGAATGGAATGACCTTGCGGGCATAATCCTCGTTTTCAATAAGATTTCCAAATATGATGTGTTCAATTCTCATTCATCCTCCATCTCATAGACATCTGCCACTTCGTCTTCACTTTGCATAATGGCACCGTTTGCTGCAGCGTACTTCTTTTCAACGAACTCATTGAACTTAGGACACTGTAGAATAGGATGCCAGAAGTTGAAGTTATAAGTATCATTCAGGCGATACGACTTATCGGAGATTTCTCCAGTAGTCATATCAACCTTTTGGAACCAACCAACCTTTGGCTTGATCACGTGACCAGACTCGAGAGCCATGTCAAGTAGACCAGACCATTTGCTGATGCCTTCTTCCCATGATACTTCGATTGGAATCTTGCTCTTTTCTTTTACAAAGCGAGACTTCTCAACGTTGATGATGAAGTTGTAGCCAGTGACTTCCTTGCCATCTTTCTCTTGTTGACGACCAAGAATGAAGATGTTGTCAGCCGAATAATAGATGCCAGTGCCACCAGATACGACGGCCTTCGAGTACATCTCTTGAGTCTGATAAGTGTGGTTGACCACGATCAGAGGAATATCCTTGAGGTTAAGATGGGGCGTAACCATGCGGAAGAGCGACTTCAACTGTTTTGCGCGAGTCATATCGGCGGCTGAGTTCTGCTTGAGTGCATCTTCGACTTCCTTCTTCGAAGCGAGATTGCCGACCGAGTCGATCACAACGATGACACGATCGCCGCGCTTGATCTCTTCGAACTGATGCATAATATCAAACTTCAACTGTTCGACATCTGTGATGGGAGTATGGAGAACTCGAGATGTGTCGATGCCGAACGAGTCGAAGTAAGATTGAGGAGTACCAAATTCTGAGTCATAGAAAAGCATGACTGCATCTGGATACGTGTCCATGTATGCTTTCGCCATGAGAAGACTAAAAGAAGTTTTGAAGTGCTTCGATGGACCTGCCCAAATGGTCAGACCAGGAACGAAGCCACCGTTAATTTTACCACTCAATGCAATGTTGATTGCAGGCACTGTCGTGCGGATCATGTCCTTGGCATTGAAGAACTTGGAATCAGACAAAATATCTGAATCCTTGATTGTGGTATTCTTACGCAATTTATTTAATAGGTCTGACATAACTTCTCCTTGTCTGATTGTCCCAGTATATACGATATATCTTTATTTGTACACCATTAAGATGCGAGAATCTTATTTAATTTAGTAATGAAGAGATCGATTTTCTCGGCACGATTAGGCCAGTTGATGATCGGGTTTTTGTCTGCATCTTTCTTTAAGTTTGTAAGTAAAGGCATGATGGCATCGTACATGTAACGTGCCTTATCGTTGCCTTCTTGTTTGATTTCTTCTTCAGATGAAGTCGTGAAACCAAAATCAAAGTCTAAGTCTATATCTAGTTTAGCCATTAATAACTCCTATTGTCCAGTTTTCAGCGCAATCTTCTGCGTATCGTAATGTTTTGTCTTTTAAAACTCGCGTTTCAATATGCTCATCATTTTCAAAAAACTTGACATAGTAATAATCATCATAGATTTGCTTATGCAATTCAGCTCGGCGATTTGCATATTTTCCATTGCCATTGTATTCTGTTACCATCATGAGAACCAATCCTCCAGTGTTGCGCGTTTTTCTGCTTGCCATCCCATGGTGTTAGTGATCGACTCGATAGGGCTGAGATAGCCTTTCTCGAACTGCACCGCATAGTCGATGTAAGTTTCCATCTTCAATTCTTTCGGTAGACCATTCGGACACGAGATAACATAGTCTTGTGTCGGATTTGGGTTTTTCAAGTATGCAAACTTAATTTTCTCACCGCTGGTAATGGATTGATATTTATTTGTAAGTTTCTTCTTCTTCAACATTTCGTTGTAGACCACAGAACCACGAACATGGATAGGAGTCTGGCTTTGGAACCTACCACCTACCCAATATTTCTCGATGTCCTTGACACCGCGAGTGAAAGCCACGTCGTCAAACCCAAGAGATGAAAACTTTTCCTTGAAGTTGGCGACATACTTCTGAAGATCCGATTCAGATCCAGCCATGATAATCTCGAGAGACTTCTTAATGGCATCACGGCATGCAGTCGGAGTCGAGGATCGAACCGCTTCGATGCCTGTCATCTTCAACTTCGGCTTCTCATACTCAACGCCTTCAGAGTTCCATACATTGAGAATGTACATCTTCTTGGCTTTCCAGATGCCTTTGTCTGCGATGTTCTCTCGCTTCATTTGCATCTTCTGAGCATATGCGTGCATATATTCGGCAAGTTCTTGATAAGAACGATCGATGAATGGTTCGATACGTTCCTTACAGATCTTGTCGATATACTGAATCACCTTCTTGGTTTCAGGCACATCATCACCGAATACATTCTTGACGAGGTATTCGAGAGTCACATAAACCGAGTCGGTATCGGAAGCCAACACATAGTCAAAGTTTTCTGTCTTCAACAGTTTGTTGAGATAGTCGTTGAGCTTGTTCTCGATCCAACGAATGCTGAGCTGACCAGATGTGGTGATGGCTTCGGCATTGTTCACGTCAAACCAACGGAACCACTTATTACCGAGAGCACCATAAGCCGAGTTCAGCTGAATCTTCTTGGCCATCTGCATGTTATCGAGTCGTGCAATTTCCTTGACAAGACGAGGATCTTTCGTCTTCTCGTATTCCTTCTTGCACTCGATCATCTGCTTTTTGTAACGAGTACGATCGTCATACATACGATCCATAATCGATGGCAAGAAGCCTCGTTTTTCTTTCGTATAGATACAAAGGTTGGCGGCGATAGTGCAGTTCGTTTTATCAAGATAGCCACCGAACTGACTAGCG